CAGTATTAGAATTATCACATGCTTCTGATGATACAACTGGTTGTGTTTGGCCAGCATTTGCAGTAGATCCTGATACTACTTATTCAATTGAAGTAACATGTAAATCAGATAGTACAGATACAGATGGATTATATATAAGAATGCAAGAAAGAGATAGTCTTCTTCCAGCAGGATATGTAGCTTGTTGTTATGGTAGTACACCAGGAGAGGTAGGAAAGGTTGCATCATTTACTCGACAGATATCAAGTATGGCCTGGACCAAAAATGACGGAGAACCTGCAGTTTGTGAATCTGGTCCTATTACAACTAGTTGGGTAACTTATAAAACTTCATATACACCAACTTCAACATGTAAAGTTGCAAACTTATCAATGCTAAATTGGAGCCAAATGGCCCCTACTGGAACAAAATTATATTGTAAATATGCATCAATAAGAAATAATAAATTAGATACAACAGCAATTAGTGGTGATACAATTACGACAGGTAAAATTAAATCAAGTAATTTAGCAGCCGATGTAGGATCAATAATTGATTTAGATGCAGGAACAATAAAGTTAGGTGGTTCTACAAATCCAGGATTTGCTGTTGATGCAAACGGACTTACAACAGCTACCAACTTTTCAAGAAAGACAGTAACAGTAGATTCAGCAAATAGATACCTGTACAGAACAGCTAATGGGTCAGATTGGAATTTAATATTTGATGGTTCAGATGGAGGAGAAGTGTGTATGCATATAGTAATTGATTGTGATTTCTGTGAAGGCGATGCGATAAAAGGATTTGTAGTACCACAATCAGCAGCAGGTATAGATTGCCAAGTAACAGTAGATGTATTAACGACAGGACAGAAGTTCGATGAAGGATCAATAGCAGGAGATATGGTGTCTTTTAATGATGCTATAGCTTAATAAATAAAAATAATATAAAGGAGTAAAAATAATGGCCGATATAATAATGACACAAAACCACAGATATACTTTCAGTGCGCTGAATGGATCTCCGGTGTTAGTTGATTCTTCTGATCATGCAGGAGGAACAACGGTATTTAATAATAAGGTGGATATTCAAGATATAAACGGTGATACATCAGGCCAACTAACAATAAGAAGTACTAATGCAGATACCCAATATGGACCACAACTATTTCTAAGACAAATGGGTACTGGTGATGTAGGGCTTTGTATGTATGATGGCACCACAACTTGGTCAATAGGTGTTGATTCTAATGTAGATACTGAATTAAGATTTTGTAACTCTAATGGTATGGGTACTAATACAGAAATGAAAATAAGTACCACTGGTACGCTTTCGGTAACGGGTGATGTTATTGCATATGCATCAGATAAGAGATTAAAAGAAAATATACTTATTATAGAAGATCCAATTGAAAAAATAAAACGATTACGTGGTGTACATTTTGATTGGAATGAGTTAGCAAAAGAAGAAGGATTTGAACCAGATAGACAAAAGAATGAAATTGGAGTAATAGCTCAAGAATTAGAAGCAGTAATACCTCAGGCAGTATATGATGCTCCATTTGATCATCAGTATAAAGGAACAGATCGTGAAAACTATAAAACAGTAAAATACGAAAAAATAATTCCATTATTGATAGAAGGAATTAAAGAACAACAAAAACAAATTGAGTCATTGGAAGTAAGAATCAAAAAGTTAGAGAATAAATAATGCCTACAACAGTACCATCATCAGGTGCCATATCATTGGGTAAGTGTAGAGCTGCATTAAGTAGTAATGATGCAGGTGGTGGTTCTAGCGTCGGTGGCGACTACTCAGCCGGACCAATCACCAATGCACCAATATCCTTAAATCTAACCGTAAGTGGATCAGGGCAATGTACTCAAGCAGGAATTATTGAGTCAGGAGAAGGTGTAAGTAGCTGGCCGAATGCAGTTACTTTATGTCCTCCTGGAACACACCAAGCTATGAGCGAAATGCGTGGTTTCAGAGCAGCAACAGTTTTATGTACAGAATTATTCCATCAAGGTAAGCTAAGTAAAGATACGTATACTAGAGATAAGGTAATGACCGAAAATTGGATGGCCAAGAGGCCTCTATTAAAGGCAGGATATTTATGCTTTGCTCATTGGCCATTATGGATGTTAAGAGAAAGAAAATCTTTTGCAGAAAACTATATGCACTATATTGTAATTGCATTTTCAAACTTCTACGCAGATAAACATCCTTTAACCAAAAAGAAATATAAAAAAAATAATTGGGTTGGGAAGTCTATGATGATATTTGGATTAATAGTCTTCCCTCCATTAGGCTTATTAACTAAATTGTCTAAAAACAAAAACTACCGACTAGTACTATCAACTATAACTACAATAATTTGGTTCATTCCATTATTTATCTATAGTATAATATTAAAAGGACTAAAGAAATAACAAGAGAATAATATGCCACCAGAAGAAAATTTAAAAACTGTACCAGTATCAATCGGACTATATAAAACCCAAATCGAAATTCCAGCTGAATCTTGGGAAACCTTCCAAACACTCTCTATTGCAGACTACCGTGCATTTACAGAGTTAATCAAAACTACTTATACTGAGTTTGTTACTAGTAAGTCGTAATTAAAGATTGATATGAAAGCTAGAATAATAGCCTTAGAGAATGCATAATCTATATATTTATATAAAATGGAATTAGGATATAACATAGTAGAAGATTTAATAGCAGAAGCAGATTCTCCTATCAAAACAATAGTGGCAATTTATCCAGGTAGATTTCAACCAATGGGTAAACATCATGCAGAGGTATTTGAATGGTTACAAAAACAATTTGGATCACAGCATACATATGTAGCTACAACTGATAAAGTGCAATTACCAAAATCTCCTTTCAATTTCAAAGAGAAAAAAGGTATAATACTTAAACATGGTATTAAGAACGTTGTCCAAGTAAAAAATCCATATAACCCAACCGAAATTCTAAATAAGTATGATCCTAAGACTACTGCAGTTGTTATAGTATATGGTAAAAAAGATGCGGGTAGGTTAAGGACAACCAAGAAAGATGGAACCCTTGGATATTACCAAGATTTTTCAAAGTCAAAGAGTAATTTACTTGGTTATGATAAGCATGGATACTTCGTTATATCACCGCATATGAGCCTTAAGATTAAAGGATATGGGGAGATGTCAGGAACAACTATGAGAACGGCATTAGTAGCTGCGACACCGGAGACATTTAAAGAAATATTTGGTTGGTTCGATCCAGTAATCTTTGCAATGACTAAAAAAAAATTAGCTAAACAAATAGAAGAATTTTTAACTAAAATAAATATTAAAGATTATTTAGCAGAAGCTAATGCAACAGATACTGGTAAAGGTGATGTAGATGATGGACCTAGATATTTTTATGGTAATCAATCAACATATAGAAAGAAAACATCCGATATGGCCAAAAAATTAGGATATGAGGTTATTAATTATCTTGTTAAAGATTCTCCATTCGAAGTACATAACACTAAGTTTCCAGACGGACCACCATTAACAGTTTCATATTTTCCGACTGGAGTTAAAGGAGGAGAAATGTCAGGTACGGATTATATGAAAGATTATAAAGGAAGTCCTGCATATAAAATATGGAAAAAGTATATTTCTAGAATAGCAGCAAATGTCGGATATAAATTTCTAGATTTTTTAGGAGCAGAAGATTCTATTGATTCAAGTAAAGGAGAAGTAATGAAACCAACAACATTAACAGAAGATATTAAACTACCAGTAGAAATAGGTGATACAGTACTAATGGGTAAATTCAAAAATAAAAAGGTAGTTGTAAAAACTGTATCATGGAATGAAAAAGGAGACTTATTAATTAATGGAAGGTCTGCTATGAGAATGAGAATTATACCACAAGAACCTAAACCTAAAACATTAGGAGAATCATTAGCATTACAATTAATTACTGAAGGAGGAGCGGCAGGCCATATGAATCATCCATTTGATGATAGAGATATTACATTCGGTGATATGAAACAAATGATACAATTATCATTAGAAGGTAAATTAAATTTAGAATCAGGTATACAAGAAAAAACAGACGGACAAAATCTTTTAGTTACATTCAAAGATGGTAAGTTAGCTGCAGCCCGAAATAAAACAACTATTAAGAATCCAATGGATATTGATGCAGTAAGAATGAAATTTGCAGGTAGAGGTGAAATAGAAAAAGCTTTTACATTTGCAATGGAAGATTTAGAAAGTGCATTATTAAAAATACCTAGAAATAAACTAGATGAGGTATTCCAAAATGGTACAAGATTTTTGAATATAGAAATAATATACCCAGGAACACAAAATGTTATAATGTACGGCCCAAAAGCTTATATACAATTTCATGGAGTAGATGAATATGATTTAGAATTAGCTGTTAAAACAGATTCATATCCAGAATATGCTCCATTACTACAAAAAATGATTGCAGATGTAAATGCTCATATTCAAAAACAATTTGAAATAATTCCACCAAAGATATTAACAACAAAGAAATTACCTAATTTTGAAAGGAAAGAAAAGTATTTTATTAATAAAGTTAATTTCTTACAGAGACAATTCAAATTAAAGGATTCAGATGAATTAATAATGTGGCATGAAATGTGGTGGAGAGGAAAAATTGAACAAGCTTATCCAGAATTAGCAGAAGATATAAAACTTGGATTACTAAAAAGGTGGGCTTACTATGATAAAACATTTAGATTAAATGCTAAAAATATTCCAGATCCAGAAATATTAAATGCTGCAAAGGAATTTGAAAAGAAGGATTTCAAAGGACAAAACAAACATAATATATATAACTTTGAAAAAATATTTCTAGAACTTGGAGTTGAAATATTACATAACATTTCAGAATATCTATCAGTAGTTCCATCAGAAGCAATTGAGGATATGAAATCAAGAATTGCATTAAAAATTAAATTTATTCAGAACTCAAAAGATTTAAGTTCTTTAGAAAAATTAAAATTAGAATTAAAACGAATTAAAGATTTGGGAGGGTTTGATAAACTTGTTCCAACAGAAGGTATAGTATTTATATATAAAGGTAAGACATATAAATTAACAGGATTATTTGCACCAATTAATCAATTGTTGGGAATAGGCGGACTTAGCGATAAGTAGTATATTTATATTAAAATAGGGATAAAATTATGAAAGAAGATGCATTAAGAGAGTCTATTAGATTAGAAATACGTAATATACTTAAAGAATCACAATATGGTTCTGGATTAGGTGGATCAGAAAGACAAAAAGTTGGTAGAATTTTTGGATACCTTGAAAAGAAAGGATTATCAAGATTCTTAGGTATGTTAAAAACTGATATCGAAAAGGCACAAGCAATTGCAAAATTTGCTGATTTAGTTGGATTACCAATTAATAAAGTATCGCAATTAAGAAGCCAATTGGTAAGGATGAAGAAAGCTGCAAAACGTAGTGATAGAGAAGTTTAATTAAATAAAGGTTATAATATGAGCAAATTACAAAATGTAAAAGCTGTTCAACAATTATTAGCGGGTACTCATAAAACACAAACCCGACAATCACATTATTATGGTAAGACAATTACTGAAATAAATGAAGATGATATAATTGAAAAGTTTAAAAATGGTAAACCTCGTATATGGATAGAAACAGATTCATATACAAATGTACGTACAAGGGTTACACAAAATGAAGGATTCAAATCCAGAGAATCAGAATCTGGATATTTGATACGACAAGCACAAAAAGAACTGATAATGCCATCTGAATGTCCAAATTGTGGTAATTCAATGCATAATCATGAAAAGAAACTAAATGAAAAATTCTGGTCAATTCATAAACAATGTTTTGATTGTATTGTAAAGAAAGAATCGATATTAAGAAATGATGAAGAAGCCTGGGATTTATATCAACGAGAAAAGATGTATGAAAATGCAAAATCATTTTTCGATGAAGCTGATGAGGATGTTAAAGGATTAGAAAAGATAATGACTCAAGCCATTCGCCAAGTACAAAATGCAGATGGTGATATTGAATCATTTGAAGCTTCATTATCAAAAGAGAAGTTTAAAGATACGGTATTAAAGAAATATAAAGAATATAAGAAAAAAACCTTAAAGGAGTTAAAAGATGTCAAATAATATAAAATCATTAAAATCTAAATATGATAAAGCTATTAAGAAAGAGCAAGCATTATCATCTTTATTATTAGTTAACTTAGAAAAATATAAAAAAGCAGTCGCTAAAGGTACATAAGTAGGTAAAGGTGCAGCTGACGTAGAAAAATACAGAAAGATTGCAGGACAATTATCTAAGAAGAAAAAAGCCGCTTCAGAAACTGCACAAAATATATATGATGATATGGATAATGCAATAAGTGGATTACATGCAGATGCAGAATTACAAATTGATGAAGTTCGTAAATTAATAAGAAAGGCAATTATAAAAGAAGCTGGAGTATTTGATACACCAGAAGCAGATGCACCTGCAGGAAATGATGGAGGAGCAGAAGATCCAAAATCAAACATGGCCGTTAAGAAATTTGATATGATACTTAAAGGTAAACCAGGATGGGAAAAGACTAAAGAAATAGCAGCAAAATTATCAGATGTAAAACAAGCTGATTTCATAGAATATTTAATGAATGATTTAGCTTCATCTGATATGGCCAGAAAAAAATTAAAATTAAGATTATAGGAGAAAACGTTATGAGTTTATTAACAAATTTATTTGCAGGTGGCGCAGCCGACCTAGTAAAAGGAGTAGGTGGAGTTATAGATAACTTACATACATCTAAAGAAGAAAAATTAGAAGCATCTAGAAAAATTCAACAACTAATATCTGACCATGAAGCTAAAATGGAACAAAACATAACTGATAGATGGTCTGCAGATATGAATTCAGATTCATGGTTATCAAAAAATGTACGGCCATTAGTGTTAGTATTCTTAGTAGTATCTACAGTATTAATGATTTTTATAGATGCCGGTACAATAGCATTTGTTGTAGAAGAAAAATGGACTGATTTATTACAATTAGTTCTTATTACAGTTATAGGTGCTTACTTTGGTGGTAGAACAATGGAGAAACGTGTTAAAGCCCCAGACACAAAAAGTAAAAAATAATTAATTTTACTAGGTTTTACGAAGATAATTCTTTATATTAGTTAATATATGTCTGTAAAAAAAACATTAAAAGAAATTATACGCGATGAATATAAACGGTGCTCAACCGATCCTATTCATTTTATGCGTAAATATTGTATTATACAACATCCTACCCAAGGTAAAATATACTTTAATTTATTTCCATTCCAAGAAACTACATTAACTCAATTTTCAACAAACCGATATAACATTGTACTTAAATCTAGACAATTAGGTATTTCAACTTTAACTGCAGGATATGCGTTATGGAAAATGATATTCAATGAGGATTTCAATGCATTGGTAATTGCAACAAAACAAGATGTAGCTAAAAATTTAGTTACTAAAGTAAGAGTAATGCATGAAAATTTACCTAAATGGTTAAAGGGTGATGTAGCAGAAGATAATAAATTATCACTACGATTAGCTAATGGTTCACAAATAAAGGCAATTTCATCAAAAGGTGATGCAGGTAGATCTGAAGCCTTATCATTATTGGTATTTGATGAAGCCGCATTTATCGATCGAATTGATGAAATATGGACAGCAGCTCAACAAACATTAGCAACAGGGGGTGATTGTATTGCTCTATCTACACCAAATGGAGTAGGAAATTGGTTTCATAAACAATGGGTAGATGCAGAAGCAGGAGGAGAATTTAATACTATTAGACTACATTGGACAGTACATCCAGAAAGAGATGATCCATGGAGAGCAAAACAAACAGAGTTATTAGGTGAAAAAATGGCCGCTCAAGAATGTGATTGTGATTTTATATCTTCCGGACATACAGTAGTAGATGGAGAAATATTACAATGGTATGATGAAACATATATTAAAGATCCTATAGAAAAAAGAGGATTTGACGGCAATTATTGGATATGGGAATATCCAAATTACTCTAAAAAATATATGGTAGTAGCAGATGTTGCAAGAGGAGATTCGACAGATTTTTCCGCATTCCATGTATTTGATACAGAAGAATGAAAACAGGTAGCTGAATATAAAGGAAAGATAGGAACTACTGAATATGGTAATATGTTAGTATCAGTTGCAACAGAATATAATAATGCATTACTAGTAGTAGAGAATGCAAATATTGGATGGGCATCAATACAGGTAGCCTTAGACAAAGGATACTCAAATCTATACTATTCATATAAACAAGATGGATACTTAGATGAAGAGAAACACTTAAAGAAAAACTATGATTTAAAGTCAAAATCACAAATGGTACCTGGTTTTTCAATGACATCTAGAACACGTCCATTGGTAATATCTAAACTAGAAACATATTTTAGAGATAAAACTCCAATTGTACATAGCAAACGATTAATAGATGAATTATTTACTTTTATTTGGTTAGGGCATAGGGCAGAAGCAGCTAGAGGCTACAATGATGATTTAACTATATCATTTGCAACAGGCTTATGGATGAGAGATACAGCATTAAGATTACAACAACAAGGAATGGATTTGAATAGAAAATCATTAGGACATATAGGAAAAAGTGAAGGAGTATATACAAATAAACAAGATCTGAAAGGAACTGGTTGGGATTGGCAGTCTGGAGATAAAGATAACGACGATTTAACCTGGCTTTTAGATAAATAACATATTTATAATAAATTAGAAAATTATGGCAAATACATCATTAAGATCACGATTAAAAAGACTTTTTGCAACGAATGTAATAGTTCGTAGAATAGGTAAAAAGAAGCTACAAGTCGTAGATTCAAATAGGTTACAATCATTAGGTAGTATGAGGAATACTAAATACGTGGATAGATTCGCGGGTATGCATTCTAATAAACAAGGATACAATACATATAATCAATCATATAATT